CCTTAAGAGACTCTATGAAATTACAGTAAAGAATAAAAACAAATGACAATTAAACTTGCACTGTTGAGATCTGGTGAAGATATTATTGCCGACATTGAAGAGATGGTTGTCAATGAAAGAGTTGTGGGTTATTTCTTTAATTATCCATGTAGAGTAAATTTGATTGGTAATGAGGTTTCACATGTAGGAAATAAAAAACTTCCATTTAAGATGAGACTAACACCTTGGATGCCTTTATCAAAAGATCAGAAGATTCCTGTTGTCACTGATTGGGTGGTGAGTATTGTAGAACCACTTGACGAACTTGTAGAGACCTATGTTGCTGGAGTAGAAAAGTATGAAAAAAGAAAATCTGAAGTTATTGGTTCTAGTGAACAATCAGAAGTTGTTGAGTCAGATTGAGGAGGCCTCTTCTGAACTTGGTGAACCAGATTGTCGTTTGATTGAACCATTTGAGGTTAAATCAGATGGAACTCTTGCCCCCTGGTTAGTAGATCTTACAACTCAAAATTCATTCATGATTCATTCTGATAAAATCTTGACCATTGTGGAACCTAATGGTAAGATGATTGATAAGTATGAGAATCTTGTGAAGTGAGATTTTACACTAACATTCAGATGGTTGGTGACAACTTTCTGGTCCGTGGTTATGAGAATGGGCGTCATGTCTCCTTCAGAGAAAAGTTTCAACCAACATTGTTTGTAAAGTCCAAAAAGGACAGTGAATGGAAAACACTGGAAGGTGAGTGTGTTGAACCTATTCAACCTGGAACAGTTAGAGAATGTCGTGACTTCATTAGGAAGTATGAAGGTGTTGATGGATTTAAGATCTTTGGTAATGAGAGATTCATCTATCAATACATCTCAGACAAGTACTCTGAGAATGAGATCAAATGGGACATCAAGAACATCAACCTTGTCACAATGGACATTGAGGTGAAGTCTGAAGAGGGATTCCCTGATCCAGAACACTGCTCAGAAGAGATGTTGACAATCTCTATTCAAGATTACAACACAAAGGAAATCATCACTTGGGGAAGGAAACCTTATGTTCCTTCACAGACTAATGTGACTTATCATCATTACTCTGATGAGGTTGAGATGCTGAATGCATTTCTCAATTGGTGGCAGACCAACACTCCTGATGTTGTGACTGGTTGGAATGTGAGACTATATGATATTCCATATCTCTGTGGCCGCATTGAGAGGGTCATGGGTGAAAAGAAAAAGAAAATGTTGTCACCATGGAACATGGTATCCATGGAAGAGATTGGAATTTCTGGAAGAGTTTATAAAGTCTTTGAGATAATGGGAATCACAACACTCGATTACTTAGAACTCTATAAGAAATTTACTTATAAGGCACAAGAGTCCTATCGACTTGACTTTATTGCTGAGGTTGAACTGGGTCAAAAGAAACTAGACCACTCTGAATTCAACACCTTTAAGGAGTTTTATGATGGGAACTGGAAGAAGTTTGTTGACTACAACATTGTTGACGTAGAACTGGTTGACAGGATGGAGGACAAACTTCGTCTGATTGAACTGGTTCTGACCATGGCATTTGATGCTAAGGTGAACTTCGTTGACCCAATGTTTCAAGTTAGAATGTGGGACACAATCATCTATAATAATCTTAAGAAACAAAAGATCGTCGTTCCACCAAAGGATAGAAGTGGAGGAGATAAAGACACTAAGTTTGCTGGTGCTTATGTGAAAGAACCCAAACCAGGTGTTTATGACTGGGTTGTTTCATTTGACCTCAATTCACTCTATCCACACCTAATCATGCAGTATAATATTTCTCCAGAGACCCTTATGGAGGAGAAACACCCATCAGTTACTGTGAATAAAATTCTGAATGAAGAACTTACGTTTGAGATGTATAAAGACTATTCTGTCTGTGCAAATGGTGCAATGTTTCGTAAAGATGTGAAAGGTTTTCTTCCATTATTGATGGAGAAGATGTATGATGAACGTAAGGCATTCAAGAAGAAAATGCTTAAGTCCAAACAACAGTTAGTTGACATTGAATCTGAAATGAAAAGGAGGGGAATCAAATGAGTCATAGAGATCACAAATATGGTGGTTTGGTCAGATATGATCACAAAAACAAACTCATCTTTGTTACTAGAGAACTAAATCCTCCAACAGCAAATGCAAGGTTTATTAATCACCTTGAGAATGAAAACCCTGACTATAAGGTAGTAAAGAACTGGTAATGACAAAAGATCTATCTAACTTGTCAGATGAACAACTTCTTAGACTGAGAGATCAGACAGTCAAGGACATTGCAAAGTTTAACAACTTTCAAATGGTTCGTAAGATTTGTCTGAACTCAGCCTATGGTGCTATTGGTAATCAATACTTTAGGTACTTTAAACTTGCCAATGCAGAAGCAATTACTCTGTCTGGTCAAACATCAATCCGTTGGATTGAGATGAAGATGAATGGATACATCAATAAGATTCTTCAAACCAAAGACATTGATTATGTGATTGCTTCTGACACTGATTCTATCTACATTAACTTTGGCCCACTTGTGGACAAGTTTCTTTCAAAGAAGAAAGATAAAAAGGAAGAGGTAGTTGGTTTGGTTAATAAGATCTGTGAGGATCAACTAGAACCATTCATTGATAAGTGCTACAACCAACTGGCTGAGTATGTGAATGCTTATGACCAGAAAATGCAGATGAAACGGGAGAACATTGCAGACCGTGGAATCTGGACCGCAAAGAAACGTTATATCTTGAATGTGTGGGACAGTGAGGGTGTTAGGTATGAAGAACCCAAACTGAAGATCATGGGTATTGAGGCAGTCAAGTCTTCCACTCCAGCACCCTGTAGAAAGATGATTAAGGATGCTCTGAACCTGATGATGAGTGGTACAGAGGATGACCTCATTGACTTCATTGAGGATGCTAGAGTCAAGTTTAAGAAGATGTCACCAGAGGAGATCGCATTTCCTAGAACTGTCTCTGATGTGAATAAACACAAATCACATGCCACAATCTATGGAAAAGGATGTCCAATTCATGTGAGAGGTTCACTACTTTATAATCACTATCTCAAGGAACATAATCTCACCAACAAATATTCACTTATCAATAATGGTGAGAAGATTAAGTTTATCTTTCTTAAGAAGGCAAACCCTACAAGAGAGAATGTGATTTCCTTTATTAGTGAATTTCCTTATGAGTTAGGACTTGATAAATATCTTGATTATGACTTACAATTTGAAAAAGCGTTTCTTGATCCTGTCAAGGTGATTCTTGATGCTATTGGTTGGAATGTGGAAAAGACTGTAAACCTGGAGTTGTTTTTCGGATAATGGATTTCTTAAAAGATATTGTAAAAGAAATTGGTGATGAGTACACACAACTTGCTGCTGATATTGACGAAACTGAAACATATGTGGACACAGGTTCTTATGTTTTTAACGGACTTGTTTCAGGGAGTTTATTTGGCGGTGTATCTGGGAATAAGATTACTGCCATTGCTGGGGAGTCTTCTACTGGCAAGACTTTCTTTAGTCTCGCCATGGTTAAGAATTTTCTGGATAGTAATCCTGATGGTTACTGTCTGTACTTTGACACTGAAGCAGCAGTTAATAAATCTCTTCTTGGGAGTCGTGGCATTGACTTGACTCGTGTAGTTGTTGTCAATGTTGTTACCATTGAAGAATTCAGACAAAAGGCACTTAAGGCAGTTGATCTCTATCTTAAGAAACCAATTGATGAGAGAAAACCATGCATGTTTGTTCTTGATTCTCTTGGAATGTTATCCACAGAAAAAGAAATTAAAGATGCCTTGGATGATAAACAAGTTCGTGACATGACAAAATCACAACTTGTTAAGGGTGCATTCAGAATGTTGACTCTTAAACTGGGTCAGGCTAAAATTCCTATGATCGTTACCAACCACACTTACGATGTTATCGGCGCTTACGTACCAACTAAAGAAATGGGGGGAGGCAGCGGCCTCAAGTATGCAGCAAGTACAATCATCTATCTCTCAAAGAAAAAAGAAAAAGATGGAACAGAAATTGTCGGCAATCTTATCAAAGCTAAGACTGCTAAGTCGCGTTTGAGTAAAGAGAATAAGGATGTTACCATTCGTCTTTACTATGATGAGCGTGGTCTTGATCGTTATTATGGTCTCCTTGAACTAGGTGAGATTGGTGGTCTCTGGAAGAATGTAGCAGGACGTTATGAGATGAATGGTAAGAAGGTCTATGCCAAGGCAATCCTAAAAGACCCAGAAGAATATTTCACTGAAGAAGTGATGCAACAGTTGGACAAAGTAGCACAGGAGCAATTCTCTTATGGTTCAAGTTTATGAAAACATTCTCCCTGAAGAACTTTGTAATAAATTGATTGATGTCTTTGAGAATTCTTCTGAGAATCATGAGTTCATAAACAATAGTTACAAACCATGTTTCACTCAACTCAATATAAACAAAACTCACCCTGAATTGGTAAGAGAGTTGGTCTCCTACACACAAAGAGTTTATGGTCTTTATTCTGTTGATGTGAATAATAAGTTTCTTCCTAAACTTAAAAAGATGGAAGAATTTAGAATCAAACGTTATCTTCCTGGTGGTGAAGAGAGATTTGATGAACATGTGGATGTTGCAAATCAAAATGATTGTATCCGCGCCTTGTCATTTCAATTCTATTTGAATGATAATGATGGTGACACTTATTTCAGTAAGATCAAGAAATATGTCAAACCAAAGGTTGGTAAGGCAATTGTGTTTCCTCCAACCTGGGAATATCCTCATTCAGGACTTCCTCCTTCAAATAACACTAAGTATATTTTGAGCACTTATATTCATTATGGATAAGATTGAATTTCTAATTCTAAAGAACCTTCTCCATAATGAGGATTATCTTAGGAAAGTAATTCCTTTTTTGAAATCTGAATACTTTGAATCCTACAATCAGAAGATTGTGTTTGAAGAGATTTTTGATTTTGTCACAAAGTATAATGACATTCCATCTCAGGAGATTCTTTCCATTGAAGTGGAGAAAAGAAAAGACATCAATGAAGACACATTTAAAGAAATCTCTAAACTGATTCTTCATCTGGATGATCAACCTGTTGAGTTTGAATGGTTACTTGACACTACAGAAAAATGGTGTCGAGACCGTGCCATTTATTTGGCACTGATTGAATCAATCTCAATTGCTGATGGTGGTGACAATAAAAAGACACCAGATGCCATCCCCTCAATTTTGTCTGACGCTCTTGCAGTGTCTTTTGATAATCATGTTGGTCATGACTATCTGTTAGACTACGAAGAGAGGTATGAACTCTACAATAGAAAAGAATCCAGAATTGAGTTTGATCTGGAATACTTCAACAAGATTACAAAAGGTGGTCTTCCTAATAAAACTCTCAACATTGCTCTTGCAGGTACTGGTGTGGGTAAGTCTCTCTTTATGTGTCATCTTGCCAGTTCTGTTCTTTTGCAAAACCGTAATGTTCTTTACATTACCTTGGAGATGGCTGAAGAGAAGATCGCAGAAAGAATCGATGCCAACCTTTTGAACATTCCCATTCAAGAAGTGGCAAGTCTTCCAAAGTCCATGTTTGAAACCAAGGTAAATAATCTTACACAGAAAACTAAAGGGTCTCTAATCATCAAAGAGTATCCAACTGCATCAGCACACAGTGGACATTTCAAGTCACTTCTTAATGAACTTGCACTTAAGAAGTCATTTAGACCTGATATTATTTTCGTTGATTACCTTAATATATGTGCTTCCGAAAGGTATCGCGGAAACAGCACTGTCAATTCATATAGCTATATCAAAGCTATTGCTGAAGA